CTGGCGAGCCCTTCCAGTAGACCATCCAGAGCCCCGCCGGCCCCGGATAGCCGGTGCCGTCCACGCTGTTCGCCCCGGCGTTGGAGTAGATCCGGGCCGTCCCGCTGCCCCGGATCCTGTCGTGGACTCCGGGCGGCCAGTTGAGCCTGTACGCCCAGTTCGCGAACGGGTAGTAGTTGGACCACGGTCCCATCGGCCATGTGTTGTTATTGACCCCCACGGCGAGCGTCCTTGCCGCCAGGGCCGAGGCGGGCAGCGGCGACCGGCCGACGCGGTTATCCACGGCAAGGCCCGTCACGGGCGCCACGAGCCCCGCTGTGGTGTTCTGCCAGATGGGGGGGGTGCTCACGCTCGCGACGTCGCCGGGCCTGACCTGGACGCCAGCGGGCAGGGGGAAAAGGAGCGCCTCGTTGCCGCTGAGCTGGGCCGGCGGGCCGAGCGGTGCGGTGGCGATGCCGTTCAGGTAGAGGGCCGGGGCGGTGATCGTCTGCGTTGGCGTGCCCGCCGTGAAATGAAACCCCAATGTCCTGCCGCTGCTCCCTATCCATGCGTCGTCGACGGTGACGGGAGTCGTGAGCCGGGAGACGATCTTGACCGCATCGACAAAAACGGTGTTGTTGCCGGAGCTGGTGAGCCCGCGCAGCGCGAGCACATGATCGCCCGCGGCCAGCGGGGGCAGGAGCGCGTAGTAGGTCTGGTAGGTGATGCCGGCCGGCGTGATCGTCGCCGCGTCCTGGCCGTCCACCGTGACCGCGAACGTCTGGACCCCGTGGGGTTGCGGGTAGTTCCGCTGGGCGGCCTGCACCATGACGATGTAGGAACCGGCCGCGGGGAAATTGACCGCCTGGCTCGCCGTGCCGTTCGCTTGCAGGAAGGCCACTTGCTGGCCCTCGGGAGCGACCGGGTTGCTCTGCGTGAAGCCGCTCGCGTTGCCGCTCAGGCCGCCATTCTGCCCGAACGTCCACGCCGAGCCGCTCGGTTGGTACTTGAATTTCGCATAACCCAGCGCGGGCACCTCGAAGCCCGGATCGGTCACGGTCTGGGAAAGGGAAACCGCCGGCCCGATGAGGCCGGCGGCGAGCATGAGGAGGGCGATTTTCGCGTGTCGGTTCATGACTACTCCCGGTCGAGAGATTGAAAGTGTCGTCGGATTCGGGTATCGATGGCGGGAGCCGGCGGTGTGTTGGGCCGCCGGCCCCCTTGACACGAACCTTGCTGGAGACAAGGCCCATGCCCGCGAGAGATCGTATCCGATTGCGCCTCTTCCTCGCCGCGCTGGGCGCCTTCTGCCTCGGCGCGACCCTCGCCCATGCCGTGCCCGCGTGCCGGCCCGACATCTCGATCCCGACGACCGCGAACCCCACCGTCGAGCAGACCGGGCCCGGCGAGGCGGATAGTACCTTCACCGGCACGTTCGGGTGCAAGCCGCTCGTGACTGGCGGCAATCCGTGCTGGTACTGCGTGGCGGATCGGATCGACATGGTGATCCCGCCCCGCCGGGTGACCGTGCTCGGCCCGTTCACCGACACGTTCTCGGTCGGGTGCGGATCGAGCGACGTCCTGACCTATCATCATGCCCTGTCCGGGCTGTCGGTCGCGACATATATCTACGTGGCCGACGTCTACTATGCTTCGTGCGCCGGAGGCCCCCTGTACAAAGAATATCCCTTCCAGTTCGACATCACGTACTGACAGGAGCAATACTCATGCGTAGATATATCGTCTGCGTGATTTTGGCGCTCGTCGCCGGCGCGGCCGTTTCCCTGGCGTCGATCCGGCTCCGGGCGGCGCGCGTCCAGGTGCCCGAGCCCCGGAGCATCAAGACGAAGACGGTCACCCGGCCGGGCGAGCCGCTCCCCGACCGGCCCCGCGGCGTGTCGGCGGTCACTTTCGCCCCCAACCTCGAGGCCGAGGGTGAGCTCCTGCCCGGCCGGCGCGTCCGCGTCCGGGCCCGTGCCGACCTGGAAATGAAGCCGCGAGGCGTGGGCGTGCTCTATGCCTGGAAGTTGGCCTTCATCCGCGACCCCGACAAGCCGAACTGGAAGGAGGATTGGTCCTGGTACTATGACCGGCCGATCCCGGTTCGGCCCGGTGAGCACATCAAGCCGACCTTCGAGGAAACCGTGACGATGCCGCCGGGCTGGTACCTGGTCCAGACCTCGCTGGCGGAATCCCACTGGGAGGAAACCGAAGACGGCCCCGTGCTCGTGCCCGACGAGGCCGGCGCGAGTCCGATGCAATCCTTCACCATCGAAGTCCCCTAGACACTCCCCCTCGGTTCGCCCCTTCGCGGGGGCGCGGATTGAAACGAGAGGCAGGCGATGCATTCGTCCCTCGATACGTCCTTGAGGAACCGCGAACAGAATGCCGCGGGGTGTGCACAGCAGCCGGGGTTGTGGTCGGGGCAGGCCAGGATCAGGGGGAGCCAGGGATCGACCGTCTGGACTTCCTCGGGCGGCACCAGGGCATCCCCCAGCGCCAGCCGGGCCTCGGCATGGGCGCGCAGCACGGGATCGTCGGACTCGAGCCACGCTTCCAGCGTCGCCAGCAGGGCCGCGGTCACGCGCTGATCGCCACGGTGCCGCCCACGGGGTCGGGCAGGTTGCCCGCCACCTTGGTCAGGCCGCCCGACCAGGCGAATGAACCGCAGTCGGACAGCGAAAACGTGGCGGTCGACCTGCCCGTCGCCGTGGCGCAGACGCCCAGCGAGCTCGAGTCGGTGTAATACCAGTTGCCGAGCGAATCCTTGAACTCGGGCCAGGTGCGATCGACCTGCCACATGCCGCCCGCGCACGTGAGCGTGTACTGGTAGGTCGTGGTGCTGCCCGATATGAGGATGCACGAGCCGCCGAACGAGAACGCGGTCTGGGTGCCGACGGGGACCGACAGGCCGCAGCCGCCATGCTGGCAGTCGCCCGAGCCGCCGGTGCATGTCCCGTTGCCGTCGGAGAAATGCAGCGTCTGGGGCATCGGCGTGGTGCAGGTGCACGGGTTGCAGCAGTACGCCGACGAATTCAGGCCCAGGGTGACATTGAGCGGCGTCGTACTCGCAAGGGTCTGCCCCGTCAATGTCGACGTGTTGTAACCCGTCATGGACGTGACCACGGTGCGATTCGCGCCGCATCCGAGCGTCGTGGAGAAGTTGCCGCTGGAGTCGGTAGTCCCGGAGTCGAGGACCGTTCCCGTCGAGGTCTTGACCTGCACGGTGGCGCCATGCTGGCCCGACCCCGTGCAGCCGATGACGTGGACGACGCAGGGGGTCGGGGGCAGCGTACCGCCGCAGCAACAGTCGCCCGACCCCGAGGCGCTCGGATTGAGCAGGATTCCGCCGCCGGGCATGGTCTAGCAGTCGGCGCTTATGAGGTGCCACACGCCCGCTCTCCAGAAAACCTGCACCGTCTTGCCCACCGCGATGCTCGCGGTCAACGTATGCACGTTGTGGCATGGCGCGTTGGTCTCGGCCGCGGACAGGCCGCTGCCGCCGCCGCTGTCGCGGTAGATCGTCACGCGGCCCGCGGTGGATGGGGCGGTGAGCGTGCCCGAGGGGATGGCCGTCGTGACCTTGGCCGGCTGGATGGGCAGGAACGGCGTCGCCGCCGAGCTGGTGCGCTGGTCGGGCGGGCGGCCATACATCGCCTCGACCCGCTTGACCGCCCGGCCGATGCGCCGGGCGACGGGCTTGGACAGCGAGACGCCGGCTTTGGGCCTGGAGTCGGCCATGTCAGGATCCGCCCAGGCCGGGGATCGACCCGACCGTCAGGAGGTCATCGGGGAAGTTGAACTTGGAGAAATCCTGGAGCGGGTAGAGCTGGAAGGTGCGATAGAACGGGGGCGTGTCCCCGCCCAGGTAGAGGCCGGTCTCGCTGAGCTGTAGCGGCTTGGGTGCCGGCGAGCCGTCAGCAAGAAGGATCGCTGTCGTTCCCTTGGAATGATCGGTAACGTCGACCCATTCGTGCAGCCCGAGATTGGGCACTTCTTCGAGCCAGCCCGAATAGATCACGTTGTTCGCCGCATCAGTCACAAATTCGCGGATCTCGAAGATATAGGTCACTACCCAGTAATAACCCCAGTCGGCGTCATACTCGCGCTCGGCGGTGACATCGGCACACTTGACCGTATTCGGGGCGTAGATGGTCAGGAAAACATCCTGGTTCACCGTATCCTTGAATGTCTGGACGTATTGAGAATTGAACGTCGGCTCGTTGCGTACGATCGTCAACACCCCGCGAGAGTCATCGCGCTTGAGCGGCTGATCGAAGGGTTCGCCGACCGTGTTTTCGAGCGGTTTGCCCCTGGCATCCTTGGCGCATTCCCGCTCGTATTTGGCCGTGCCGAAACTGACCTTGAGCGGCACCTTGAAGGGGTCGGTCTGACCCTCGCTGGCCGCCTCCGTCGTCGCCCCGCCTTGCTCCGTCCAGTTGAATGGGCCATAGTTCAGCGTGCAGAGCCATTGCCGCCCGTCGTCGCCCTCTTCCTTGATGTCGAAGCCCTGGAGATAGTTGCCGTAATCCCATTCCGTCGGCGTGGTGGTGACGGGGTGCGAATACTGATCGCCTACCCGGACGCTGAGCGCCTTCGCCACCGCGCGCGGGCCCATCGTCGGGTCGTCGGTGATGACGCGGAGCTGCTGCGTGTAGGATCGCCCGCCCTGGCCGGACCAGGAGACGGAGCGGCTGCCCCGGACGTCGGTGATGGAGAGGATTTGCACGGGTCAGATGTCGTCCCAGACCTCGGCCTCGCCGTTGCCGGCCTCGAGGTTGGCCTTGATGCCCTGGAGCAGCTCCACCTGCTTGTCCGAATTCTTGGCCAGCTTCTTGGCGTCCTTGTCGTCATGGAGCTGGTACTTGCTGCGGATCAATGCCTCGGCCGCTTCCTTGCTGCCGACCGAGAGCGCCGCGCCGGCCGACTTCGCGAGCGTGGAGCCGGCCGCTTGCGACGCCGGCGCGGCGGCAGCGAGGGCGTTCTTGGTGACTTCCTTGCGGGCGTCCGCGATCTTCTTGCGGGCCGCCTCGAACGAGGCGTCGATGCCCTCGCTCGACCAGGGCCGCGCCCACTCTTTTCGCAGGTCCTCGAATTGCTTGTCCGCGGAGTCGTGAAGGCTGGCGGCGAAGCCCTCGAGGAAATCCCGGTTCTCGCCCTCCTTGCCCCCGCCCAGGAATGCGGGCAGGTTCTTCTCCAGCCACTTGTCGAGCGCCACCAGCGCGTCGACGATGAGGGCGATCGAGCCGGTAAAGTTCGCCTGCCAGGTGTGGAACACGCCCGCGACGAATTGCCAGGCATCGGCCACGCCGCCGACCGCCTGCTGCACCCAGCCCATCCCCTCGGCCGTGGACTTCGCGGCCTGGAGACTCCCCTCGCCCCAATCGAGGGTCGTCTGCTGGAGCCCCTTGAACGCATCGCCCGCCGCGACCACGAGCACGCTGAGCTCCTTGAAAAACGGCCCCACCACTTCGGGGAGGTTCTGGCCTAGCGTGATTTCAAGCTGTTCGATCCGCCCGTGAAATTCCTTCCACGCATTCGAGGCATCGCCGGCCCGCTGGCCCATGTTGCCGACGATGCCGGCTCCGCCCTGCATGATGGCGTTGAACCGCTCCTGCGCGGTCATGCTGGCCGAGACCGCGATCCCGAATTCCTTCAACCCTTTGCCCTTGCCCGCCATGCCCGCGAAGACCTTGGTAACAGCCTCGTCGAAGCCGATGTGCTTGAAGCTGGCGATAGCTTGGGACATCGTGAGGAGCTGATCCGTCATCTGCGCCGCCGGTCCCTCGCCCACGCCCAGAGACTTGAACAGCCCGCCCATCTTGGTTGCCGCCGCCGTCGAGGCAAGCTCGCTCGTGCCGAAAGCTTCGTTCATCTTCTCAGCCTGGGCAACGATCGACCCCGACGCATCGCCGAAAACGACATCAAGCCGCTGGATATTCTGTTCGAGCTTCGCCGCCATCTCGGCGAAATGGGCGAGGGCCGCGATCCCGGCGCCCGCGAAGCTGCCGGCGATCAGGCTTTTGAACGAGAGTATCGACTTGCCGAAACCAGCCAGGGACGAGCGCGCACTGTCCAGGCCCTTCTGCAAAGCCTGCGTCGAGGCTTGCATCGCTATGTTGATGGTCCCGATCAGCATGGCTATCCCTTCGCCTCCCGCAGCGTGCCCTCGAGCAGCTCGTGCATCGTGGTGTCGCGTGCTTGCGGGCCTTGCAGGTCATACGCGGGCCGCATGAAGGGGTGGGGCGGGACGCTGCCATGCCCCCATTCGACTGCGGCCGGGTAGAAGTACCGCACGCCCGCCTTCGACACCTTGATGAGGCCCGGATCGGATCTCACCTGCACCAGCAATCCGACGCGGTTCCGCTTCCGTTTCATGGCCCGCAGCTTGATGTTTTTCTTGAGCAGGCCCGTCAGCACCGGCACGCGCATGAGGGCGTCTTGCAGGACGATCTTCATGCCGCTACGCATCGCCTGCCTGAGTACCTTCCGCTGGACCCTCGACTCCAGCGTCTTGAGGTTCCGGTCGATCTCCCGAATCCCCGTCACCACGATCGCGGTTGCCACCGAGCACCCCCATCATCCAGGCGACGGATTCCTCGGCCGTGAGCCGTTTCGCGTCGCGCCGCGGCCTCACGATCGGGATGAAATCCTCGGGCTGATACCTCTTCTTGCCCCAGATGTTCGCCAGCACGGCGCAGATCGACGCCGCGTTCTCGGCCGGGCTGGGCAGCGGGCAGACGTGCCGGTTGAACGCGAGCCATTCCTCGAGCTCGCGGTCGGACAGCGAGGCTTCTAGCTCCGCGACCGTCCGGCCAAGTGCGAGGGCGAGCCGGAAGAGGAATTGCCGTTGCGGTCGCTCGATGAGTTTTTTCCCGCGGCCTCCAGGTCGGCCACGTCTTCCTCGGTCAGTCGATTGACCTCGACCGCCGCCACGACCAGCGGTTGGAGCGTGGCGGCGGGCAATGCCGACAGGGCGGGGATGTCGGCGGGCGAAAAGGCCAGGTTGCCGTCCTCATCGCAGACGGTCATGGCCACGAGCCGCGCCCGGAAGTCCCGATGCTTGCCCTTGCTGTGGGCTACCTCGAATTCGTCGCGCTCGCCGGCACTCATCGCGCGCACGAAGCAAGAGCCGAGGCCGGGGACCGTGACGGGGCGCCGCTCCAGGGGCTGGGGGGCGAGGAACGAGATGCGCGTCAACATGGGATCAAGTCCAGACGATCGGGCCGGTGAGCTTGACGGTGATGGCCGCGGTGAGGTTCTCCTCCACGCCGCCGGCGTTGGGCGCGAACTTGGTCAGGAAGCCCGAGACGGTGGCCTTCTTGGCGGGCGTGGTCGCGAAGGTGATCTGCCAGGAATGGAGCGCGGGCACGTCCTGGAGCCCGGCGAGGAGCGTATGGCTCGATGTGTCCGTGGGGTCGAAATCCAGTTCGAAGCTCAGCTCGCCGGGATCGACAATCGTATAACGATACGTCTTGCGCGTGCTGGTCAACACCGTGGTCTCGACCGAGCCCACTTCGGACTCGGGGCCCGAAATGCTGGTGATGTTGCCGATGGTGACGTACGTGAGCGGGGTCGTGAAATCACACGCCAGCGTGGTCCCCGCCGCCGGTTGAACAACGGGCGTCGTCGACAGCGGTTGGACGCCGGGATCGGATGCAGGCTGCACTTCAGGCTCGGACATGAAAACCTCCGAATCAGTTCAGATTGGCGGGGAGCGAGACCCGGTGATTGATCTGGTAGTCGCTGGCAATCGAGTAGCTCCACTGGTCCGTGCCGGCGAACGGCGGCGAGGGCAGGTCGATCTCGTTGTCGAGGAAACAGGCGGTGATCGGGACACCTTCAATCGTGCCCGAGTACCCGTCGAAGCAATCGCGCACGGCCTGGGTGCAGAGGTCGACCGCCGCCTGCTGGTAGGCATGCGCGGTGATCTGGACGCGGGCCTGGCTGGTGCCGTCGGAGCCCGTGAGGACATGGCCATAGGGGCGTGAAATAACCGCATAGCTGAGTGCCGGCCCGTCCTTGAGGTTGATGCTCTGCGGCAACGCGCCGAAGTAGATTCGCGCCCCGACCAGCAGGCCGATCGCATGCGAGCCGGCCAGCCGCGCAAAGACCGCCTGGCGGAGCTGGCCCTGGATCGGCGGCGGGATGATGACCGCCGCGGCCACGCCGAAGCCCAGCGTGGCGATCCTGGTGGGATCGCCGTGGAAGCCGAGCGTGACGATATTGGAAATCGCCGGCGATGCAATCCCCGGCACGCCGGGGATGAAGCCCAGCGTGACGACCTGATGGACGTCGCCCGAAAAACCAAGGGTGGCGATGCCGGGATTCAAGAGGTGCGGTGGGAGTTGGTCGGAGCACTGGCCGAGTCGAGCGTCAGTCCATAAGCCGTGGTCGCGCCGTCGAGCCGGCGTACCGTGAGTGCTGTTCCCGTGATGCCGAATTCGGTAAGCCGCTGCATGCAGAGGAGCACAGCCTGAGTCAGCGTCGGGGCCACGCCGTTGGCGCTATATGCCTCGGTCATCTGCGTGGTGAGTACGGCCGTGGTGATGGCTGCTGCGGTAGGCGGTATCACGTAGGATGATGCCGGCAGCCAGTCGCCCTTGGCGTTGAGGGCCGCCGCGGCGATCGAGGCCGCATTGATCCAGCCGGCCGGCGCGGTGGCTCCCAGCGTTGCCAGCCAGTCGCCCTTGCCATTGAGGGCCGCCGCCGCCACTGCCCCCGCATTGATCCAGTTTGCCGGCGCATTCGCCCCGAGCGTCGTGAGGGCCGAGCGGTTGGCGACGGACCACTCGCCGACGACGATACCGACCACCGACGTCCCGCCCACGTTGGCCGTGCCCGAGAGCCGCACCGCATATTCGGAGCCGGCGGTGAAGGTCGCCGCGTCCACGCTCATGTCGATCACCACGTGATTGCGGCCGGTGACGGCGCCCACGTCGGCGGTCAGCGTGACACCGCCCGAGGGTGTCACGTCGGCCCCGTCCTTGCTGACGATCACGGCGCCGGCCGAGAGGGACGTCGGCACCCCCGCCGAGCTGACCGTGTTGAACCGGCAGCGTACCGTCTTGCCGGCCGCGAAGTCCCCATAGTAGCCGCTCATATGACAAGTCCCTCATTTATGAGACTGCCGCCGACCAGGCCGCCGCCGACAAGCGGGCAGGAGCCGCCGAAAGGCCCGGTCTGTTCCGCCGCCGCCGTGACGACCGGGACATTGGCCGTGTACTGATGGGTGTAAAGGTCGTCGAGCCAGAAGATCACGCTATGCGTTGCCGCCGTGGAGCCGCCCTGAAATTGCACCTGCTGGGGCGCGCCGCCGCTGGCAAACTGGCCAACGCTTGTCGTCACGCTGACTCCGCCCAGCCGGATCTCGCCCGCCACGGATGCGGCCTGGATGTTCAGCCGGAAGCCGAGCTTGGCCCACTGGTTCGCCGGCACCGGGACGCCCGTGTCATGATGCGTGCCGTCAAACCATGTGATGTGATCGCTGGTGGTGCCGAGCACGTAGCTGCTGAACCGACCGCCCGTCGTGCCCGTCGCCACCCCCGTCGAGTCTTTCACGTTGAGCCCGCGACTGGAATCGTTGGCCGTCTCGTAGCTCCAGTAGGAGAGCGCAACCTTGCCGACCTGGAGCGCGGTATTGGTGGACCATGCATTGCGCAGGATGTAATCGTTGATGCCGCCCGTCGCCGCCGAGTTGTCGATCTTGACGGCCCTGGTGCCGTTGTGGACGTGCGCAGCGTCCAGCGTGGCGTTGGCCCCGACCGAGGAGAACCCCGCCAGGCTTTCGCACGCCTCGTACACGTTCGGCGAGTTGCATATCCAATCCTCGGTGTAGGTCACGATGCCGATGTTGGTCGACGGCCCCGCCACCTGATGGAACAGGTTCGCCACGATCACGCCGTCGGGCCGCTGCACCGGCGAGGAATAGCCGTAGTTGCCCGACACCTGGGAGGCTTTGGGCGTTGCCTGGAGGATCGCGGGAGCCCGATCGAGCCAGTTCACGCCGCCGTCGGTCGACAGCGCGGTGACGCAGCCGAAAAAGTCGCCGTAGCGCACGCCCCACGAGAGCGAGTAATTGCCGCTCTGGAGCTTGAGCAGCGCGGGAGAAACCGCCGTACCCGTGGGACCGATCACGATTCCGGGGAGGTTCATCCTCGGGGCTGCCGTCCAGGTCACGCCCGAATCGGCCGACGTGCACATGTGCAGGTCGCCCGTCGTCTCGTTGCGCATGACCGCCAGATAGTGTGAGCTATCCGAGGTCTGCACGACCGCCGTTTCGTTGAACTGATTCACATTATCGAATGCGATCGTACCTTGCACGACCCAGTTGCTGCCGTTCGTGGGACTGCTTCCCGAGGGACATTTCAAGAGCCAGGAATGCCAGCCGGTATCGGCCGTGATGTGACCGTACACCGGCATGTAGATGTCGCCGCCCGGCGTCTTCTCGATCAGCGCGCCGTGCTCCGTGCCGAGGTCGGCGCCATAGGTGTAAGGCACCGCCACCCGATTGGTGGGCGAGGCCGAGACGTTGGACCACGTGACGCCGCCGTCGTTGGACTTGCCGACGAAGAAGGACGCCTTGCCCGCGACCCATGCAGACTGGATGTCGTAGGTGTAACAGAGCAGGATCGTGCCGTCCGCCAGCTCGACGGCACCCCGCGGCATCGACGCGTGGACCCCGTCGTTGGCGATCAGGACGCCCGAGGTGAATGTCGCGCCGCCATCGGTCGAGGTGTACTTGATCAGGTTGGGGAAGCCGACCGCGTTGCCCGTCGCGCCATTGGAGCCGAACCCCAGGATGCGGCCATTGAGCCCGGCCCCGCCTCCGCCCGACCCGCCCTGGTTCTTCAGGCACAGGAGCGTGCCACACGAATCCGTGAACGAGTAGCCCGAGCCGCCCGTGATGGTGACGTCGACAGGCCCGATCAAGGCCGCATTGGCCCCGATCGTCGAGGCATAGCTCGATACGCTGCCCGCCGTGGCGTTGCCGTAGTACACGTAGATCGTGCGCGTGCCGGCCGCCGCCACCCGCGGCACCTTGACCAGCAAGTAGACGACGCCGTTCGCGGTATCGTTGCCCTCCAGCGCGAACGAGAGCGGCGTCACGCCATCGGAATCGAAGACGCGGAGGTCCGACCTGTCCGCCTTGGCGTGCGTGTTGATCGACGTATAGGCCGCCCCGGCGAGTGCGATCGTCACCTGATGATAGGCCAGTGCGCTCGTGGTGTTGGCCGTGTTGTCGATCGTCACGGGGATGCGATACAGGAAGACCGGCAAAGAGGCCACCGTGACGCTGCATGTTGCCGTCTGGCCGGTGTCGCGCTTGCCGGTGGCGGTGATCGTCGCCGTGCCAATCCCCACCGATGCCACGAGGCCCGTACCGCTGGCCGTCGCCACGGCGGGATTCGACGACGACCAGGTTACGCCGAAGAGCGGGTCGGTGAACCCGCCCGCCGTGAGCTGCTGGGTGGGACTGGCCGAGGTCAGGGTGACGGTGGGGAGGTCGATCTGCTGGGTAGCCGGCTCGTAGATCAGGTCGTCGGTATAGTTCGCGGTCTCGGTGAAAGTGGTCGTGTTGTCCGTCCGGTGCGAGATGCCGACCAGTCCGGCCCCGGTGTTGATGCCGCCCGTGGAATCCGTGCCCGTGATGTACGTCGGCGTCGAGACCCATGATCCGCCGCTGGCATTGGACCAGAATTGACCGGTGTCCTGGCGGATCGCACAGGCTTTCACCGTCACGGGCGACGTGCCCGAGAGCCAGACTTGACCGAGGACGACGACATTGTTGGGCAGGATGCCCGCGCCCGCACCCCCGCCGATCGGCCCGAACGTGGTGCTGCCCGAGACCTGGCCGAAGACGATCAGCCCCGTCGAGGTCACGTCCACGAAGTAGCCGGTCGCCAGCGCGGTGCCGGTGGCACGGCCATAGACGCGGTACTCCCTGATTGGCCCCGTACCGCCGCCGTTGAGGGATCGAATGTAGGCCGATATCGAGACGTTGCCGCCGAGCGTGTCATTGGCACCCGAGGCGATCAGCGAGTTGGCCGTGCGGATCGGCGCCAGCAGGGAATTCGCGCCGGTGAACCCCTTGCTGGTGGTGTCGATCGACCAGCCCGGCGGGGACGTGGAACTATCGGTCAGCTCGGGGCACGCCGTCGCCAGCGTCGAGCCGCCCTCGAAATCCTGTCTGTAAGTCGGATAGGCCACGTCAGGTGGTCAGGATCTTTCCCTGGAGGCGGGCCGCGACGGTGGTGGTGACGTAGAACGCCGTGACGTTGGCGGTGAAGGGGTTGGGCCAGTAGCCTTCCGACTTCGACCACGCCAGCGGCGAGCCCGGCTTGAGGACGATCGTGTTGACCGGCGAGCTGCCGCTGTTGGTTTCGATGGTGAGGCCCTTGTCGCTCAAGAGGAAAATGCTCTGCACGTTGGCGGCGGTGAACGCGACCGCCAGGAGCTGGTCCGTCAATGAGGCCCCATAGGTCTGGTCGAACGAAAGCTCGGTGGCCCCGACCTCGGACTGGACGCCCGAGAGCGGCGTCCCGCCCGAATCGGAGCTGATCGAGAAGGTGAGCTTGTGGGTCGTGCTCAATTCACCTGCTCCTCACACGTGAAGATACATTGCCGGTTGCGCTCTTCAACATTCTGGAAGCTCAGGACATTGAAGATCCGGCCGTCCTTGCCGAGGGTGAATCGCATGGTCGGGCTGGGAGCGAACGACGCCCCTTGCCAGCGGCAGGAAATCAGGTGCGTGGCCGTGGCCCAGCCCTGGCGGATGTTCAAGAGCTCCTGACCGCGGAGGAATCGGACCTCGGCCCAGAACGTCGCCATATCGACCCAGGAGTGCACGGGCTGGCCGTAACTGTCGATGGTCTCGACCAGGGATTGGAGCGTGAGCCGCTGGCGGTAGGTGCCTACTTGCTGCGCCCTCAAGGGTAGCTCCCCCAATCGGCCGGCGAGAGCAAACACTCGAAGATCGGGTTCGCCTGGTAGGCTTGCGCGGCGGTCATCTCGCGCTGTTCGTAGAGCTCGGCGACCATCATCTTGATCGCCGTGCGGACGCATTCGGGCACGTCCGTTGCGGCCGGTCCGTAGCCGGCGAGGTAGTTCACCGTGATGGCGCCCGGGATGCATCGCACCGAGGGCCAGGTCTGGCCATACGCGGGGTGGATGCGGCCCGGTGCGCCGGGCTCGACCTGATAGGCAGAGGGGTCGAGCGTCTGGGTGGCCCCGCTCGTGTCGACGTAGCTGATCGACGCCACCGAGATCAGGTTGGGGTTGTCGACCTGGATCATGGCCAGGGGCGTGTAAGGATAGCTCATCGTCTGCGGGATGTAGCTGCTGCCGTGATACATCGCGCCGGGATAGTAGGACGGCCAGGGCCAGTGATCGAGGTAGGTCTCCCAGGTCTGGGAGATGAACGCGCGGCGGATCTCCTTCTCGCAGACGAGCCTGGCCGCGGTGATCAGGTTCGCGACCAGATCGTCGTCATCGGGATACTCGATCCGCGCATGCTGCTTGGCCTCGGCCAATGAAATCGGCTCGACGGCCGGCGGCGTGATCAGCTTGTTGCGCTGATACATCGGTTCTTACTTGTGCTTCGCTTCGTGCGAAACCGCATGCTCGGCGTGCGCATGCTTCGCCGAGGTGGTCTCGTGCTCGGGGGGAACCGCGACGGCATAGCCGCCGTCGATCATCGCCTTCGCCTCGGCGGGGGGCAGGTCGAGCTCGGTGCCCACGTCATGCGAGCCCTCGGGACCGGCCATGATGGCGGTGAGTCGGATCTTCACAGGAGTTGCCTTTCCAAAAGGGTGCTATCGGAGTCGATACTTCCTGCCATGCTTGATGTCGCAGATAAGTTGGATCGAGCAGCCGAATTCAGCCGCGATGAGCCTATACTTGATTCCCTCGGCTGTCATCTGCCTGATACGCGCAAGCTGCTCATCGGTTAATCCGCCGCAAGCTTTCGACATCTTCGTCCGAAATTCCTCGGAGTTATAAAGTTCCTTCTTTGATTCCGACATTCGCTTGCGATATTCCGGGCTCTTTGGAATGCCTCTGAGCACCTTCGAGAGGTTGGCACAGTGCTCGGCGCTTCGCTGCTTGCCTCGCATCGATGCCGACTTCTTCGCCTTGACCTCGGCACTGTATGTCTTGCCCAGGTTGGCCGCTCTGAGCTTTGCCTTCGTGTCTGCTCGATGAGCCATGCCCAGCCGAGAACCCGCCGTGCGGTTGATGTTGAAACCGTAGGCAGGATCGCACGACTTGTACTGATCCATGAATCCTTGTTCGAGCCAGATGAGATCATCCCGGTGGCAATGCACGACAACGATGAACTCAAAAGCTTCCTCGCCGTACTTCCGCCAGGCCCGTTGCAAGAGGGGGCTGTGGTGTTTGCCGTCGATCAAAGCCTTGCAGTGATCAACCCAACGTTTCTTGATCCGGAATGCACTGCCGACATAGACCTTGCCAGTCGGTACGCAGCGAATGATGTAGACTCCGCTTCCTGGCGCAGAGTCGTTATCCTGACCTGGGGTCATGGCTTCGTCTCCCTAACAGACGAGTCGTGATCTCGGTCCCTCGGGCGTTCACAGCGTCCGGGGGACCACTACAATATTATCGCTTGTTTATCTCTATCAGGCAAGGCGGAGTCGCGAAAAAGCCTCCTCCAAAATTGGAGCCCCATCGACCCAACGCCGAGCGATGAAGCCAATTTCATTTGTTCCACTGTACAATTCTACAAGTCTTTGGATCATCATCTCCGCCACCTGGGCGATGCGGTAGAACCGGAAGCAGCCCAGGACCGCGACGTAAAGCCCCGTGGTGAACGTCGCCGGGGCGTACTCGCTCATGTAGTACGGGATGTCGAGGATGCGGTCGGGGGCCCCGCCGGTGATGCCGGGCTGCCAGATGTATTCCAGGTCGTTGCCGCCCGTGGTCGACGCCACCTTGAGCTTGCGGGCGAGCTTCACGAAGGTCCGCGAGACGACCCAGGCGGTTGCCGGGTCTTGCTGATAGCCTTGCTTCAGCGAGTACTTCATGTCGATCAGGTTGTCGGCGGTGAACGTGGTGGTCGTCGCCGCGGTGATGTCGCGGGCGGTGCTGATGCCGCTGGCCGAGGCGGTGTAGACGCCGAGCGGCTGGCCCACGCCCGAGCCGGTGAGGAAGGCTTTCTCCTCGGTCACTCCGAATTTGTAACCGAGCTCTGCATTGATGATGCTCTCCGCGTCGTTCGAGAGCAGCAGCGTGCGGATCGAGGCTTTCGCCAGCTTGGTGCAGAGCTGAGGCTCGAGGTCGCGGCGATCGAACGCCATCGTGGTGTCTTCGGTGACCGCCTGGACTTCCGTCGTCCAGTTGGCATCGCTCATGTCGGTGATCATCTTGCGGACGCCGAGCTTCTGGGCGTCGGTGACGGTGGTGATCTGCCCCGCGGCCGCGCAGAGCTTGCGGATGAAAACCATGTCCATGATGATCCTGACGATGTCGTCGGAGATCTGGACGGGGGTGATCAAGAAGCCGCCTTTGGCCGGCGTCGAGATTACAGTGTCCCTGAATTCGGCCCCCCGCGTGTACTCCGTCCGCAGCTCGGGCCTGATCTCGCCGGTGCGCATCCAGTGCCGCCACGCGAGGAGCTTCTTATGGGCCGCGTCCTTGGTGGCCAGCTCGCCCGTCTGCCGGTCGCGGCGCTCCACGTCCAGCGGTTCGGACGTGCGCGGGGTGGGCGTGTCGAGGTCGGACTCGGCCGCCTCGATTCGCTCCATGCGCCTGGCCTGTTCGAGCAGGCCGTCGGCGCCGTCCATCGCCGCGTCGAAGTCTTGCTTGTCCTCGGCGGTCGGGCCGCCCTCGCGGGCCTCGGCCGCCGTCCACTTGTCGCGGGCCTCCTTGATGATGGCGGCCCGCTTCTCTCGAAGCTCAACTGAGGTCATGATGTCGCTCCGTAGTTAAGGGGCCGGATCGTCAGCGTGATACGACCTCTGATTCCGCCAGCCGTAACCGAACCGCCGCGCTGACACTCCAGGCGGCGCCCCGCCGCGGCTGGCCGCGGCGGGCAGGGTCATTGCTCTCGAAGCGCCGTTTCGCCTCGGCCTCGGCCGCGGCAAAGTCAAGATCGGAGCCGGCCCGCAGGCCGACCGAGGTTCCTGCGTATGCGGGATACGTCGCCACCGTCACGTCGAACAGGTCGACGGAGAGCAATTCCCTATCCGTGTAGAGCGTATCGCCCTTGTAATACTCGGTGATCCGCTCGCCGGCCCGCTTGATGATCAGGGTGCCGTCGCCCTTGTCTACCGTCGTCTGCCCACTGTTGCCGTTCCTGACCTGGAACGAGAACGACATGCCCGAGATGTCGCCCCGCTCGATCGGCGTCACCACCAGATCGTTGATCGTCTGGGAGGCCGACAGCCGCGTTTCCTGGAGCAGGCCCTTATCACGCTCGGAGAGTGCCAGCGTGCCCGACGTGCTTCGACCCAGGACGAAATTCGGGTCGTGGTTCAGTA